CACGAAGCGACCTCGGCCAGACACATTCATTACTCGCTGAAGGCCCGTGGCTGCTCGGTTCGAATTTGCCGTGATTTGCTCGCCAGCCCGACGCCAAGCCCGCTCTGAACCTTTAGCCGAACTCTCCGCTACCTGACGCCCCCGCTCCATTTGCCGCTCAAACTTGCGGAGCGTCGCCTCCATTCGGACGACGAGGGTGTCTTCAACGGAACGAACCATTATTCAGCGTCCTTGGGTTCGTAGCGGTTCAAAATATCAACGAACTCGTCCTCACTGATGTAATCAACCTTGTTATTGGATGCCGCATTGAACCCGCGAACCATGTTCACGAAATCAGCGTACGGCATTCGCCGCAAATCATCCGGTGACATATTGAACTCCCGACAAATCTGGCTGACCTCCGAAAACTTGAGGCGATCTCCTTCGGACTTCTCATTATCCGATGGCTCAACCCCGACCATCAAGGACGCCAATATCTCACCGGCTATGGTCGCGTTCTCCGCATAGGGTCGTGTATCAAAGTGCGCGGCCATTAGGCGCTTGGCATCTATGATCGAAGAACCGCCGCCAACCAACCCAAGCCGGATGGCGTGATATACGTCAGTTACCTTGTAACGGCCCGACGCAACACGCACGAAGATTGCGCCAATTGCATCGCCGCAGGCTTCTTCAAGGTCCAATACCCGACCGAAATCAAGACAGAATAGGCGCTCTTTTCCCGCCCACTCCATGACCACCTCAACCATCAGACTGCGTCCGTCCACGTGCGCTGGCCTGCGCCGCTGATCGTTGCCGAAAAGGTAACCTTTCCCGAACTCTCCTTACTCAACTCAAGTTGCTGCAAGAAAGCAGGAAGGCCCCAATAGCCACCGTTGTTTGCGGCGCTTTCATCAAGGAAAATCCGGATGTTCTTTTCGGAACCGTCATCGGACCAATCTTTCCATGTCGGCCAAGCCTCGGTTG